GCCGTAGAAAACCATCATCCTCGAGAAGAGTTCAAAGCACGCAGACGGAAATATAATATCATCTCCGTACACGCTCACATCCGAAGGTTTGATGTGAAGATACTCACAGCAGCAATAACTCACTGCGTAGAATATCAAGGTCTCCAACTCAAACGTGAAGCCATTCCCCATACTGGAGAATTTCTCCCACCGAATTGGAACCCCGCTTTGAACGCCGTAATGAGATCGACTTGCCTCCAAAATTTCAAGCCACGGCTCGGGGATTAACTCCCGAACCACAGCTATCGAAATGGAGTCGCTAGCAGAGGACATATCGACAGTCGCTAGTTGGTTAGACAAACTACCCAACTTTGCTAATGTTTGATTACGCTCCTGATAGCGCAAATCGATTCCATCCCTAAGGAGGCGCTTCCTGATCATCTCGCCGATAGATTTTTGAAACCAGAGATTTACTCCTGGCTCTATTGCGATAACTCGATCAGTAGTGGCGTCCTTAGGCACAGTAACTACCTTATTACCAACCTGAAAAGTAGGAAATCCACTTTTCTGGAGCTGATCCGCCCAAAGTACGTACTCCTTGGGTAGCTCAGAGGCGATAAGGGCATGCAGGTCTCGCGTTATCCCAGTTTCCGACTGGAACTTATTGACTGGACTGGCATGGCGGCGCTTTATCAGCGTCGTCGCACCAGGGCCCCAGTCTGGCAACGAGAAGAACTCTTGAAGACAAAACTCGCCGAGCACCTTGTTGATTTTACGAATGACTGCGTTATGCAGCCAGACGGTCGATCCACTGTAGAGTGGGTCCGACGACAAGTTGCGAAAGCGAGAATTTGTTTGCCTACAGAGAGATTCGAATAAATTGAATTTCTCCATAGCCACCGCCTTAATGTCCCATTCCACCGACAAATCGGTATATTTGGACAGAAATTTGGTGGCCGTGTAGGCATCCCGGAAGGCGACCATATCACTATAGTCGCAGACGATAGTCTTAAGGTTAGCTAGCTGTTCATGCTCATTATGTTTCCACATGAGCCAAACGGTCAGCGCCCTAGGACAATCAAGGGCAAACAAGAACTTCTCGAATACCTTGGATGTTTCTTCCAAAGGCACGCGAAATGAACTAACTCCTTTAAGGAAGTTAGAACCATACTTCTTAGAAGACATGGTGACTCTCCTTGAGTTTAACGCTATTTCTAGCGAGAGACGGTTACAGGCCTAGTAAGGTCTGTCGAACGTCAGTACAGCGGGGCGAATGGGAGAATCCGTCGTTGCAGACGGAGACCCATCGCTTGCTGTAATTGTTGTCGCAAGAGCAGCAACAAGCTGATTGATTAAAATCAATCGTTCAGCCTGCGTGCTGCGCTCTGGCAACAAAAACTCAAGCACGGCGGTGCAGTCGTAGGCTTTCTGTGCAGCCGGCGTTAAGCCGGACACATTGGCCCCCGATACTGCTTCCAACGTGGGGATTGAGAGTTTAACAGCCACTTTGTAAACTCGGCTTCCCTTAGTGGGAGGACGGACCGACAAAGTGAGTGTTGGAAAACCGACGGGCACGCCCGAAGCACGGTTCTCCCACTTCGCAACCCCTGGTTGAACATATCCAACGGGGCTGTAAGTAGCGTCGTAGCCGACTGTCGCGCTAGTCGTTATAACGACATCGCTCGTAATCCCTGCGACGTTTACTGGAGCAAAGGCGCTCATAGTAACTCCTGATTAAATCAAGGTGGAGCCGTACCTCTGTTAATCACTTTTCGGGTGATAACCGCCATAAAAGGCAGAAGTCATCAGAGCAAGAAGGTTCAACGTATGGGTAAAGGATATCGGATTTTTGAAGCTCGGGAAATTCGCCGCAGGGAAGGATAAAATCTTCTCCCTGTCAAGGCGAATGCCCTCTGCTTCATAATCCCCTTTCACCACCTCGTCGTAGTTCCCACTCTTCCAAGAAGAGTCAACAACGGCTTGATGTATCTTTCGTGTAAACTGAGTCTGAAACCCATCAACAAAGGTCAATCCCTTAAACCCACTGAGGGTTTCGAGGTAAGGACCAATGGGCAAGAACCAGTCGACTACGAAAGAATACGGAAGGATCTCCCAGAAGAGGTTAACTGGGTTTAAAAAGCCAGTCTGAGCCAGAAATGTCGTCAGATTGTTGTCTAACTGGAACCTCAGGCCAATTTTCGTGCGGGACTCTACGGTAGTTTGTAGAATACCACTCACGTGGCCGTCATAGGTAACAATAGACTTCCGTTCGACAGATTTGGACTTACCAGAGGCCTTCACCTGGCGGATGTTGTAGTCGGCGAAGTCAAACTTAGCCAACGACTCAAACGCACCGTGAACATCTTGAAGGAGAGGTTTCCACCCATACTGCATAGCTAGCCAATTATCAGCTAGCGGCCGCTGGGCTTCGGGGCCTCCCCAACTGCGATGTATCTGGTGCGGTTTTCCAGCCCATAAGACTTCGACAGCCCCCGGGATATTTCTACTCCGGAGATAACGTACAGCAGAAGTCATCCTCGTAACCGCGTCATTCAAAGTGCGGCCGAGTTGACGAAACTGCACGATATCCTGAGCGACATTACCTTCAATGCCATTCTCAGCTCTGTCGATAATACGCCTAATGGCTTGGAATCTTGACCGCTCATCATGAGCGATCGTGCCAGGCAGGTTCAAGGTACCGGGATCTCCAAAGAACTCCAACCACCAGTTGTTATCACTCGGGTCGGTTCTACTGACCTTAGAGTGGTATTGGCTGGGTTCGGATTGGCGCCAGATGGAGACGCTGTGATTATTAATCGGCAGCCTCGCTTTCTTTTTCTTTAGCCCATAGCCAGGGGTGCGAACCCCCGACCATGTACGTATGTACTCGGTGTATGGAACTGTCGTTAAAGACAGAAAAACTCCATCACGGTTTCGACACGTAATTCTCTGAAGAGTTTTAATCTCCGGAGACGGTCTAGGATAGGAAAAACGAGTAGGTTGGTTCTTGAACCTACTACGCCCTGATCTAGGAGCGTAGAGACGTTTGCGAATTGAACTTGCAAACGGGAAGCCAGGTGTATCCGTTCCACGCACTATCTCCGTGCCATCCTGTTTAGGGACTGCACGGAAACGGCGACGTAGCCACGAAGACCTGACTACTGATCCCTTACGATATAATGTTCCGACGACCCAAAGAGAGAAAGAGGCACCCCAAACGCCAGGTAAGAAGATAGGACCGCCAAGTGACGAAGGATCGTCAAATGAACGGGACCTATAAACTACTTGACCGCCTAAGGTAACCCTCTCCTCCCAGGTCTCACCGGAATAGTCATATCTACTAGGGTCAGAGCGAGTACTCAGTAACTCACTTCTCTTAGTGAGAGCTTCTGTCGCGAGAGTCATTTTTTGACTCGAGAAACATTCAGCTCGACTGAGTGCGTAGGGCTAAAGAGCTCAAACATCCAACTCTTGAGATATATCTCTCGAAAGTCTACCAGAAGGTAGACCAGGAGAGCAAACGTCACGATTGGAAGCAAGACCCGTTTTAAAGGGTCGAGTATCCCTGTCGTTACACGTTTCATTGAAATACCTCAAGAAAGGAGTTGAGAATAACCTTACGAGATTTGCCTTACGGCATAATCTAAACCACCCTCAGGTGTAGACATGGAAATATAGAACTTGAAGTTCTTCCATGTCAGCTCCTATGAACCGATCAGATGGTGGAGTGCCTCCTCTTCACTACAGCCTAGTTCGGCTGCAGTGTCGCGTGAGAACACATCCTCCACAAGACCGGTCATAAGAGCCACCCATGCATCGTAACGCAACTGGCCTTCTTTGAGAGTCATCGACTCGTTCAAAAGACCATCTAACCGCATCAGCATGAGATACTCTAATTTCTCCTGCAGGTTCATATACTTCCGCGTTCTACAAAGTGCGGAATATTTGATCCCGAGGTTGAAAAGGAGCCGCTCACGTGATGTAAGGCTTAGGACGTCAGAACTAGTCATGATAACACCTCTTAAAGGAAGTTGCGTGCTTTGCACGGGACCC